AGATAGATGAACTGTTACCTCTGTGTTTTGTACTAAATCATAAGAATCATCATGCTCATTCAGGCTAAATCTCAATACTTTCTTTCCCATATCTTTCCTTTGTTTGGTCTGCCCTAGAGGAATCGAACCTATATCTACAGCTTAGAAGGCTGCTGCACTATCCATTGTGCTAAGGGCAGAGGTTACTAGATAGTTACCAATGATGGAAACTGTTCCACCATTATACCACGAATCTGTTCAGCAACTTCACGATGTTCCTTTTGTGTTGCTTTATCACAACGAATCTCAACATAGTGCATCCAGCTACGAAGGGTTCCATTCATGTACATGTTGCTCTGTGTCATGCCTTCTGGTAGCAGCTTACGTGCCTGCTCTTTGGCAATGCCCTTAGCCAATGCACTCTCGTACATAAACTGAGCCTCTTGTAACACACGCCGTTGTGCTCCTTCCCACCAATAAGCAAGCTGCCTATCCTCAGTCTCTAAACTATTCTGCCTATTCTTCTGGTCTTGTAGACGAGCCTCACTCATCTCAAAGCCTTGGGCTACAGCATAGCGTTGACTAAACTCTTGGAAGGAGAAGCTGCGGTGTCGTAAGATTTGACGAGCAATGTCTCGTGTTGTCTTGATCTCTACACACATGTTCACCATCTCAAAGGGAGACCAATGCTTGTTATCAATAAGGTACTTGAGTAGTTTCGGAGCAGATGCAGGGTTGTTCTGGTTTGCCGGATTTGACACACGGGCCATACGAGCAACTAGCTCCTCTGCTTGTGGTGTCACCCACACCAAGCTCACTTGGGACATATTCTTTTCCTTCTTCAATTGCTTTCTTTAACACACTGACCAGCCCTAGATTAACCAGAGTCTGCACTTCTAGAGGAGAGAGGGACAGATCAAAGTCTGCACTGCCATCCTCATTCTCTTTGGTTAGGTTTAATTCCATAAGCTACACCGTTTCTCTTTTGGTTCAAACAGTTTAGCATTAATACCACAACTATACTTACGTTGGTTCTCGCAGTAAGCCTCATCATACATAACTGTCTTCTTACCTGATACTAGGTCTACATTAGAGATGACACGCACTCTACACTTAGCAAACTGCCAACCCCAAAACCAATCACGTTTACTGTGTTTACAGTCTTTGCAGAATTTAATAGTGTTGTCTGTCATGTTGTAAAACTCCTCACCATCTCTGGCAGGTAACCACCAACAAGTTGGAACCTAGTTGCCTTCTTGATGCGAGCACGAATAAGTTCTTCTGAATTCTTATGGTAGTCAAACTCCCAAGTGTCAGCCTCAGAGATGAGCTTATAACATTCTTCATCGTCACTAGCTACCACTGCTTGCAACCCACCATACTCACTGTCTGGGAATGGAACCCAATAGTTAACCAGATAGAGAGTCATGTGTTCAGGCTTTGGTGGCTCGCTTTCTTGTGGCTCTTGGCTTGGCTCGGCTATCTTGTTCTTGCTGCCCTTTGGTCTTGCCATGTTCTTTCCTCTCTTCTTTCTCTTCTTGTGTCTTGATTGAATGACAAGGCTTACACAACACTTGAAGGTTATCCTTCTCGCAGAACATATTGTTAATATATTCTTCCCATGTTGTGAAGCCTGTCTTAGTGTTGACAACAGGAAGGATGTGGTCTACCTGTACATCAGCTGCTACAAACTCTTTCTTGCAACATGCACATTTGTAGTGCATAGCCAGCTTATTTGTTTTCTTATTGGTCTTCCGTCCTGCATACGCTTCTTTCAAAGCCTTGTACTTAGGGGGCCACCTACGTGTCGCTGTACGTAGAGCAGATACAACAAAGCTTCTAAACCTTGCTGGTGTCCACTCTCCACAGTTGTACGAACGTCTGGTGGAGGAGGTTTCCAAAGGCTTCAACTTCTCGTTCATCGTGGTTGGTCTCTCCCATTGTAAATTTAATTGCGTGTACCAACTCGTGAAAGAAGGTGGCTTCGATTGCTTGCTGTGACATGTTCTCTTTTAACACAATCTCATACGTCATGGGGTTACATGTCCCCATCTCTGTAATGTCCTTGCTCAAAGAGACAGTCCACTGACAACCTGCTAGATAAAATGTTCTGATGGCGGGAGCCACATTTGGTTTGGTGTTCTTCGTAGCCATAGTAGTTGTCCATTCTCAAGTGTTCGTTCTGCGCCCAGAGCCTCCAAGCACACTGCATACAGGCTTTCGGGGGTTGTAGCTTTTGCAAGCATCTTCTCTGCCTTCACAGGCCCCACTCCCTTGATACCAACAATGTTGTCTGCCTTGTCGCCCATTAGTATCTGCTTGTAAAAGAACCGGAGTCCTTCCTCTTCGGATACATAATATCTTTTTTGTTTCACAAAATTGTAATGCCATCCTTGCACCTGATCAAAGTCTTTGTCTAACGAAATGATGATGCTCTCATCACCAAGCTCTGTTGCACGAATAGCAATGACATCATCTGCTTCTTCATTATCACTAATCGTAGCAGCCCATGCGGTTACTAGATAGTTACGTAGGATTTCTAGGTGTGCTGGTTTCTCAACATCTTTCCTATTGCCCTTGTAAGGAACAGTCACAGCTATCTCGTTACGAAAGTTTGTCTTCCCTGTTAGGAACACTTCCCATTCATTCAAGTCTAGCTGTGTCATTAAGACTTCTTCCAAGAAGGTAGCCATCGTTTTGATAGCCACCTTCTCTGTCTCATCCTTGCAGGCAAAGGCGATGCGGTAGCACATCATGTCTCCGTCTACAAGGCCAATCATTACAAGACCACTTCTGCGTCTTCTTCCACTACAGCAGAGGCTTCAGGAGGGGCTACAAGCTCCTTAATCTTGAGGGCTGGGTACTTATCACTATGCAACAACGAAGGGGCATTGCCATGCATTGCTGTCATCTTGTGTGAGTAGCTGCTAACTGTCAGCTCAGCAACAGTACCATTGCCAATGGCAGAAGGAACCACCTCATTACCATTCTCATCCACTGCCTTGATAACATACTTCGTCTTAACGATGATGTATTTACCACGACCATACTTGTCATCAGCTTTCTCTTTCACCTTCACATTAAGCTCGTCCTTCAACCGTTTAACCAGTGTGTCTGACAGACCACCAATACAGATTTCGTTACGAGTCTCAGCAGGGTTGAACTCTGTGTTAGGGGTGTCCATGTGCTTAGCCCAGAAGAGTTTGCCAACCAATTTAACTTGTGTCATATATTTCCTTTGTTTAGTTTATGAGAGTCTTTCCTCCCTGTCATACATTATTGTAACCGATTTCCACTAGCCTTGTCAAGTGCTCCACGCATAACCATGTTAGCAGCAGCACTATTAAGGATGTTTAATACTTCTTCCTCACTGTCGAGAGGGTGGTGTACCAACGTGAGTTGATTGCCAGTAACAAAGATGTGAACCATTGTATCACACTCGTTGTAAAGCTTTTCAATTTGTTCTTCGTATGTCAATGTGTTTCCTTCCAGTTAGAGCCAACATTATATTCACCAGATACAGGACAGAACAAACCTAGTTCCTTGCCTGCCTCTTCGATGGATTGTACAGCAAGCTTACCTACAACATCAGCATATTGTTTCTTTGTTTCAATCTGCCATTCGTCATGCACATTAGCACAGAAGCCATGCACAATCTTTTGTTTATGTAGGTGGTTGCTAAGAAGTACCAACGCTTTCTTCATGACAATAGCACCAGCTCCTTGAAGCAAGCTGTTAAGGGCAGCATGAGAACTACGTACCCATATCTTCCTACCATCTAAGCCACGCACAAAGCCTTGCTCAGCAGCTGCATGAACACGTTTGATTAGAACATTCAAGGCTGGTGTTTGCTCAAGGAACTTAGCCTTAAGTTTTGCACCCTGCGTTGAGCTACCTCCAACGATGCTACCAATCTTTGCATCTCCTGCACCATAGAGGAAGGCATAGATGAACGTCTTTGCTGAGTCTCGTGTATCAAGTCCAGCAGCTCGTTGGTTAACTGTATGCACATCTGTACCGTCTTTGCTACTTCCTTCGCATACTGTCCTGACATAGCCCTCGTCCTTCATGTAATGTGCCAGCATACGCAGCTCTAAGCCACTAGCATCAGCACCAACTAACACATTGTCCTTGTCCACAGTCCACAGCTCACGACACTCAGGGCCATACACACTACCACTGTTAGGAACCTGAGCCATGTTAGGAGAGCTGTGTGTCATGCGTCCAGTGACAGCACCATTGGTGTTCACTCGTCCATGTACACGCCCATCTTCTTTCACTTCCTCAAGCCAGCTAGACACCTGAGCTACACGTTTCTGTAACATCAGATATTCCAACAAGGCCTTGGCTTCTGGCAGGTCAATCTTCTCTAACACCTTCTCGTCCACAATGATGGAGCCTTTGTCTGTGGTCTTAGAAAACTTAACACCAAGTCCTTGCAACCGTTCAGCAATCTGTTGTCGAGAGCCGGGGTTGAAAGGGATGCTCTTGGTCTTCTTAGGCCCAGCATATGCTTCATTTGTTAAAGAAGCATTGTGTCCTGCATCCTTGATAAGCTTCTTTAATTCTGCCTTTGTATCAGCAGTAAAAGATTCGGAACCAATTGTGATTGTCCAATACTCAGGTGTCTTCATCTCTTCGATGACAGGAGGGAAGATAGTTTGTAATTGATTTTCAATATCCACCATCTTACCACTAAGAGTTGCCAATAGGCCCTGAGCTTTCTGAATGTCAAGTTTAAACCCATGTTCATGTTGTTTCTGAATGATGATTGCAACATCATGCTCAAGCTTGCGACACTCAGGAGAGAACTTGTCTTGGTCTAGCATCTTATCAATGAGCTGCTCCACCTTAACAAGAACAGCTACGTCTTGTTGGCAATACTCTTTCATGATTGGAAGATAAGGATTGTCATAGCAGTTGCCTTCTAAGCCTAGCTCTTTCCAAAGGTCTTCATAATCAATCTTCTTCTCTCCCACTCTTTCGCCCCATGCTTTCAAGCTGTGGCCTCCGTCTATATTTGGATTGTATAGACGAGACAAGATCAAGGTATCTTTCGCCTTCCTCGCTGGTATCGTCACGCCCCAACACTTCTTCAGGACTGGCCCATCGAAGCCTATCAAGTTGTGTGCGATCACTGTTTCGGAGCTTGCGATTAAGGGTGTGAGTGTATCCGGTTTTGTGTGACATACATATCCATTGGTTTCATCATAAGTGAAACAACACCAAATCAAGTCGTGAGTTGTTGTTGTCTCAATGTCTAGATAGAGTTTCACTTTTTCTCCAGTTGTTTCTCCACGAGTGTAGCATAACCACAGATGTCATGCCAGCTATCATCGTAATAGGGATTACCATTGACAATGCGTGCCATCTTATTGCAAATCATGTCAAGGCTTTCTTGCATGTATGGCTCCATGTTATGCCAGCTCTTTGAATAACGCAGGGTTTTCTTCAGCTCTTGTGCAGCGTATGCTACATCACGATAGTCACCATAGTTGTTGCCACGTTGCTCAAGGGTTTCATCAATAGTTTTGTTCATAGGTTTCTTTCGTTCAATAATAATAGGTCGCTTAGCTTGTTCTTTGTTATAAGCTTTCATCTCTTCTGTTGGGCATCTTACCATAGAACCAGCAGGAGCACTCTCTAAACGAGCACGTAACAGCTTACCTAAATGATTGTTAGTGGTGTCTAGGGCATCACCCCAATCATCTGTGTGGTGGTCTTTCATTTTCATACGAAGTCTTTCAGGTTAGGAGCCCGATAGTTAGGGCCTTTACTTATCTTACCATAAGGAGAGAAGATAGGATCAAACTTACTCCAGTTGCTACGGTTTACTTCTTCCACTGCCTCGGCTGTACGCATATTAGCGCAATGCCCAACACCAATAGCAGTAACAATCTGATCAGCCAAGCTATCGAGAAACGCTTCCCTGTCTTTGATAGAAACAATTGTCTCTCCTTGTTTTAAGCGTGTAGCCAAGAGGCTTAGCTCGTCAGCCAATGCAGCCCAGCTGTGGTGTAGATCAAGAGAATCAAACATCTCAACAATCTCTTCGATATGACAGCCTAGCTGCACCTGCATGTCAGCATCTGTTGGCTCTGGTCTTGCACGTTTGTGCCATAGTTCTACGTTACGCATTGTCAACCCTTTGGTAGTGTATCTGTGGTGGTGTGGAAATCAACTGTTTCTCTTCATCAAGAATAAGACGAAGCTTATTACAAATGTGATTCATTATAGCTGATCTATGTAACTCGTGATAGTCCTTGCGCATTACAAGTTCAAAAGTTATAGACACTTTGTTGTGTTCAAACATATTACACTTTCAAATTTAAATATAAACCAACCTGTGCAAAGGCATAGCCTACCCAAATCATACCATTGGAAAGCTCTCCCTTGCTCCATTGTAACACACCTACGATGGCATAACCAATACCTGTTGCTGCAACAATAATTTGTTCAATCATGAAGTAGTTTCCTTCTTCTTTCGTAGAACAAGTAACTTGGTAGTTACCTTGGCATATTTGTTTCCATCCTTGTCTGTCCTCTCCACCCCATGCATTGTCTTAGCAGGGAGGTTGGAAGGGAAGGGCCATGTTGTGTCTTCTTTAAACGGTTTCTTCG